CATGCCGCACCCGATGTCCACGCCGACCGCCGCCGGAATGATCGCGCCCCTGGTGGCGATGACAGAACCGATAGTCGAGCCCATGCCCCAGTGAGCGTCCGGCATGACCGCGACGTGCTTGTGGATAAACGGCATGTTGGCCACGTTGCGCAGCTGCTCGACGGCCCCGACGTCCAGATTGGGAACGCCCCTGGTCCACGCCTTGATCGGGTACCTGGACGTCTCGTCGAATAGGTACGAAGTCTCTGTCATGTTCCAACTCCCAGTTCTACGAGCCGCTCGACGCTCTCAAGAGCGCTCGTGTGTGTCACCCATACACCGCCGACTCCTATCCAGAGGTGCATATACTTCTCCCAGTCGTCGATCAGTATGTCGCCGAAATCGGCGTGCAGCGACTTGTCCCGTGACCTACAGCACCGAACCTCCACGTGGTCGCCGATGTTCTTGCGCGCCCAGGCCGTCTTGTTGCCGGCGACCTCCGGAACGTTGTCCGGGATCCCGGTAAGTATGATCGGGTTGTACGGCGCGACGTGATCCCACAGCACGTGGAAGTCTTTCATCGGCGGTATGTTGAGGTAGAAGTCGCCCACGGCCCGCACAACCGACCAGTCCACGTTGTCGGTGATCTTGTCGGGCCGAAAGCCGAACACCGTCTCGTGATGCGCGTCGAAGTCGGCCAGCACGCCGTCCATGTCTACGAAGACTTGTGGTTCCATATCCTGTTCCTCTATGTTGGCTCGGGCGGCAGGGTTCGAACCTGCGACCTTCGGATTAACAATCCGACGCTCTACCAGCTGAGCTACACCCAAATTTCTAGAACGGCGGCTCCCCGGTCTGTGGATCCACCGGCAGCTCTATCTGATCGCCCACCGGCTCCCATTCCTCGGCCCCGAACATCATGTCCCAGTGCTGGCGGGCCTCGTCCAGCTCCGGCATCATATAGAATCTCATGCGCACGCTGCGCTTCTTGGTCCAGCCCTCGCTGTCCGTCGCCTTGTGGTTGACCCGCTTCTGCACTATGTCGAGACGCGGGCACAGCCGATTGAGGAACTTGCCCAGGGTGACCTGATTGCCGCGCTGGGTGACGTTGAACCGCTTGGTGTGCTCTATGTAGTCGGCGGCGATCGCCTCCGTAGACACCTGGGTGTCCCAGCCGTCGGAGCTCTCCAGTATGCGGCCCTCGGTCAGCTTCTGGAGCCACCACGCCTCCTGGACCCCCAGACTGAGGAGCTTCTGTTCTTGAAGCGCCTCCGTCCGGGGCACCTTGTACACCGAGAAGTTCGATCGGTCGTACGTCAGCAGGAGATGCAGCAGGGCCTCGCGGCCCTTGTTGTCCATCTGGTCGGCTATGGCCCTGAAGTAGGCCCCGTCCTGCTGCTTCGCCGTGCTCACGTCCAGCACGAAGAACCGCCGCTCGTCGCCGCCCGCCGGAATGACGTGCATGTCGTTCGACGCCATGATCAGATGGATGTAGTTCGGCGAACTTTCTATGTCCACTCCCTTGGCCTCGATAGCCATGGTCTCCTCCGTGATCAGCGTCTTCAACACCGACTCGTGTCGGCGGTCGCCGGCGTAGAACGCCTCGTCCGCGAACAGTACCAGGAGATCTCTTAGGTGACTGTTAAAGTTGCCCACTAGATGACTGCTGTTGGAAACCTGCATGAAGTGCCGTCCGAACAGAGAGCCGAACTGCTTGGCGAAGAACGACTTGCCCACGCCGCGCCCGCCGCGAAGCACTATGGCCACCTCTCCAGCCGTGGCGGGCTCCTGCACCGCGCGGGCCATCCAGCCCATCAGATAGTCGAAGTACTCCTGCACACCTCCGCAGATGTTGTCGCACACGTGGTCTATGAACAGCTGGCAGTCGCCCGGTATGGACTGCACCGCGAAGCCCTTCCAGAGATTGTAGTGATCGGCCGGCACCTGCTGCTCGGGCGCGAACACGATGGTCTCGTACTGGCGACGGTTCTTGTGCTTCCGCCACCACGTGCCGGCCGGCTTGGTCTTGGGATTGCCGTTGGTGTCGATGCCCACGACGATCTCTTCGTTCTCATAGCCCTTCTCAAAGTTCTCCAGGGTCTGCCGCACCAAGCGCGAACGCTTCATGGCGTAGTCGTACATGTCGGTGACCACCAGGCACTTGCCGCCCAGCTTCTTGATGACGGCGTACTTGTTGTTGAAGTAGACCAGCTTCGGGTCGATCGCAAATAATTTTGCCGACTCGATCTGCTTTATGGCGTACCTTTCGGCGCGGCCCTTCAGCTCGAGCACCGAGTCGCTTATACCCCACGTGGGATCTGTGATGATTGAGAAGATAACGTCGTCCGGCACCTCGTGGCGCACCATCTGGCAGCAAAAGTCGAACAGCCACGCCGACCGGCTGTTGTCGCCCTCCTTGGCCTGGTCCGGGTGCCTCCCCTGGGCCATGACGATCTTGACTCGGTCGGGAACGTTCCAGGCGTCCAGCTCCGAGACGTCGTCTATTCGTTCTACATTACCCGAGATCTGTACCGCCTCACCGCCGCCGAACATGGTCTCGTCGCCCATCTGCACGGCCGGAGCCGCCACGAAGTCGGTGATCGGATAGACGTTGTCGGTGAATTCTACGAGCCTGGCCAGCGCCGGCACGCGACCCTTCTTGATCTTACGCGCGTCTGGAATATTGATGGTGCCTGGAAGCCGCATGATCCGGTCGACGTTGTGACAGTTGTCCGCGCCGAACAGCAGCTCCAGCTGCATGTTGTACCGCTTGGCGTCCTCGGCAAGCTCCAGGACGCCGTCTATTTCGACGGCTTCTTGGAGCTTCCAAAACCCCTGATATCCACCCCCTGAGAATACGATACAGGTCGGAGCCGGCACCCCCTCCGGCAAATTACCTTGAAGAAGCGCCAGTGCGCGCACTCGCTCTTCTTCAAGGTCCTCCCCCGCACGCGGATCTATGTCCACGTGCAGCCAGTCCATGGACTTCATCTCCTCGCGCTTGGCCTTCTTCTGCAGATCCAGCAGCGGGGAGTTGACCTGGAAATAGATGTTGCGCTGACCGTTGTATGTCTTCAACCACCTTTCCAGGTCGACCAGGGTGCCGGGATAGAACGTGCCGGTGTCGATAGACTTTCGATCCGTCTTGATCGCCGTCAACACCCACGGTCCGTCCGGTGCCCAGAGGCATAGGAACTCTACGGCGGCCTTGTTGTCGGGTTCAACCATGTAGATGAACCCTGTATAGTTTCTCGCTCCGCATCCGCCTGTTTGTTCCAATCTTCATGGACCGGTTTTCTTCGTATACCACCTCCCAATGATCCGGCCCTTCTAACTCGGAAACAAAAATGTCGCAACCTTTGCTCACCCCTCTATTACACCACCGATAAAATTCAACGTGATCAAATTGTTCAACAGTTCTATAACCAGCCGTGTGTAAATATGGAGGATCACAGTACACAGTCGCATTTTTTGGTGCGAACCTTCTATAGCTAGTACAAACATATTCCGCCTGCTTAACTGTACGAGCAAGAGAATTGGATGCGTTCTCTGCATAATTAGGTTGTTTAGGGCGACCGGAAGCGTACCCAGCAAATCGCATGCCGCTATAGGAGCATCCATAGGCAACGAACGCCGTTATTGGATCCAGCGGGTCGTTCTTATCTTTAACCTCCTGGTACGTTTCTCTCGTTACCGTAGTTGGCGGCCTCCAGCCTTCCAACCATCTAGTATAAAGAGTTATCAAGCTCTGGTCGATGTCGCTGAGATACGCCGGTCCGTCGTGACTTAGTCTCCAGAAGAAATTATTACCGCCGACGAAAGGTTCAAAATACAGGCCGGTCCGATCCAACGACTCCTGTATAAACGGCGCGAGCCGCTTGGAAGCCATGAACTTACCACCCTGATACTGCATCTACGTCAGCCATTCAGACATTTTCCACACCGGCTTCACCCACGTCGGACACTGAGCCTCGCCGCGCGCGAACAGCACCACGCCCCTGGCCTTGCGTTCGCCCCTGTGCTTCTCCATCGAGCCGCCCGTGGTCAGCACGTCCTCGGCTATCAGCAGGCCTCCACCCCTGGTGCGATACGGCAGCAGGGCGCGGGCGAATGGTTCGCCGCCTGTGGGAACGCCCTCTACGTGACCGAACTTCTTCAGCTTCGGACCGACCGACGAGGCTATGCAGTCCCAGTCCGCCTCGGTCAGCGTGTCGCACTGCACCTTCCAGGGCAGCTTTATACCGGCGGCGCTTACAAAGACACCGGGTTGAAACAGGGGCGGCAGCTGCGACTCCCAGTAGATGCGGCTGGCCTGAGTACGATTGTCGACCTCCAGCTTCTCCAGAATGCGCTTGACGTGCGTGACCACCGTGTTACGGCTCAGGTTCATGTCTTCTGCTATAAGACTCCACTGCTTACCCGTGCCCGCCATCATCCGCAGCACGTCGTATTCTCTAGGGGTTAGCCTATCAAGGTTTTTCATATCTATTGCTCCCAGTACCACAGCAGGTCGTCGCAGGGAGCCCTACCCTGTTCCATCAGGTTCACCCAGAATCGAGAGCAGCGCAGCCCGTCCGCGACGGCGGCCTGGGTACACCCTACCCGTCGCCGATACAAAAGACAACGCTCATGGACCTTCAAACGCCCGATTTTGACCGGCGGGCCGTCGGAGCGGGTCTCCCTCTCCCACGCGCCGTACACCGCACGGGACACGCCCAGACGCAGGGCGGCGGCCTCTTGTCGCTCGGTCCTCCTGCGGCGATCGATCAGGAGCCGTTCACCACTGGTGAGCCGTCCCAGTCCTTCTCCCAGTTTCTTGTCAGGCATTCCCTCAGCTCCTCGGCTCTAAGTCCAGATGTCCACCGTACACGCGCGACACGGTAGAGGCCTCCGCGCGTTAGATTCCCGACGTAGTCGTGGGCATCCCGGCCGGTAAATAACAGCCACTCCCGTCGGCACTGAAGCAGCAGCCATGCATTGCCGCCCCGATCGTACCGGTTCCGGAGCCAGCGCCGCTGTCCGCGCGTAAAGTGCGGCAGCTGCACCGTTGTCTCCTCCTTCTTGGGCCATGCTCGCAGCCATTTTAGTTCAATCCAACCTTCTATATAGTTCACGTCCGGCGTCCCCGGACCTATCGGGTTCTCAACGGCGAACCCGTCCAGCGACCGGAGCGCCCTTATAACTGTTCCGCGTTGACTGCTCTCACTCATGAAACTCTATTTCAGCCACCATGACCTCGGCCTCCTCGAACCACTCCTTGGTGAGCTTGAGAGCCGGTCCCCATCGCTCCTCCAGATGCTCAGGCAGCTTCGGTGCGACGGCTCGTACTATGCCGGCCTGTATCATGTGCACGGCGCACCGGTCACACGACAGGAAAGGCCAAGTGTAGAGGGTGTATCCCTTCAGCGACTCCCTGGTAAACAGCGCCGCGTTCATCTCGCAGTGGACGATCCTCTTATACTTCAACTCGCGATCCAGATATAGCTCCGGGTCGTCGTCCATGCCCATGGGGAAGCCGTTGTAGCCCATGGACGCTATGGACCCATCCGGCCTGACAATCACCGCGCCGGTTTGAGTGCTCGGGTCCTTGGACTTCCGCTCCGCCCAGAACTTGGCGAGTGCGATGTAGTCTGTATCACGTTTCTCCTGATGGGAGACCTCGCACTCCTCAATCTCATCATTATCTCGATACCACATCAAACTTTACTCCCGATCAGGTGGACCCACCATAGTCCATCATTCTCACAGGGGCCGACCAGACCGTCGCCAGGCGGTGCCGGGTCCCACTCCATCTTGTCGCCGAGACACACGACTACATGACTCGTTCCATGTGGGCTCCGTCCACCGAGCATGTATCGGCAGCCGGGATTGAGCACACCGAAGTTGTTCATCAGGCCCTGCTGTTCCAGATCACCGGGATACGGCACGCTGAGCAGGTACATGTCCCGCCAGCGGAACCATGTTTCAATCGCACCCCACAATTCGTCTCCCACTCGACCCTTGTCCGCGAAATGGGGCACGTCCGCCGGTTCCATGTCCAACATGCACGCTATGCACGTCCGGAAGCAGTCACCGTATAATTCGTTCTGCGGGCTGTGCGGGAATATCAATTGCTTATTGTACTTCATGCCGCTGTCACCTCTCCCCAGCTGGGTCCAATCTCAACGTCCACCTTGAACGGCACAAGCGCCGGCATGGCGTCGCGCATCATCGCCGCTATCCTCCGGGCCTCGTCCAGGCTCTCCACCGAATGGTTGGTATCGTCGTGCACCTGCAGCATCATCCAGTGACCGGCCTTGTCTATCTCGATCATGGCCTTCTTCATTTGATCGGCGCTCGTGCCCTGAATCACTCGGTTCAGGGCCTTGTGCGGCCAGTCGTACGAGCCGTCCTTCTTCTGCGTGAAGTGCAGCTTCCGCCCACCGGCGGTCACCACGAAGCCCCGCTGCTTGGCGCGGGACTCGGCCTCCTTGGCGAGCATGCGAATGAACGGTGCCCGCTCGTCGAACTTGTCGAGGATGGCCTGGCCCTCTTCTCCGGCGGCCCGCCATACTCTCCCCTGCTCAAGCTCACGTCGGGCCTGAAGCGCGGCCTCCTGGGTCGGGTAGTGGTTAACGGTCCAGCGCCGTCCCTCCTTGTAGCCCAGAGCCCAGCGAGTGGACAGGTCGAGGTCGTCGCAGAGCTTGCCTCCGCCCTCGCCGTAGCACACGCCGAGATAGATGTTCTTGGCCCATATGCGCTTGATGCCCGTAATCTCGGCCATGAACTGGTGGTTGTCGAGGTCGGGATCGTCGTGATACGCCTGCGCCGCCTCGCGTGCCATGGGCAGGTTCATCATCGCCGCGAAGTGCGTCGTCCAGCGAGGCTCCTGCTGACTGTAGTCGCACACCGCCCATCGAGCGCCCTCCTCGGGCTTGTAGACCTTGCGCCACTCGCCGGCCAGGGCCGGGTCCTTCTTGGGATTGGGTTGCTGCTGCATGTTGGGATCGGTCGCGCTGAGTCTACCGTAGCGCACGCCCTTCTGCTCGCCGGTCTCGCTCTCTCGAGCAATCTGGTTGAAGGTGCAGTGGATCCGCCCGTCGGTCATGTACCTGCGCACCGAGGCCGCGAAGGTGGTGCGCATCTTGTTCACCTTGCGTGCCCAGCCCATGGCCTTGGCCACCGGATGGTCGATGGCCTTCAGCATGTCCTTGTCTATGTTGGGCTGGCCCTTGCTGGTCTTGTTCAGCTCTATGCCTATGGACTCCAGCGCGGGTGCCAGCGCGCCGGCCTTCCACACGTCGCCGACGGCTATCTGAACACCCGTGTGATGCTTGATCAACCTCAGCGCCTCGGCCTCCTGGCGGAGAGACCAGTCCTCCACCTCCACGAGCTTGTCCTGGTCTATCAGCACCCCGCGCCGCCGCATCTTGACCAATATGGGGAGGACTTGACTCTCCATGTTGTAGATGTCCCACAGGTCCTCGTCGTCTATGATGCGCTCCTGCCGCCGAAGGGTCAGCAGGGGTTGCGTCACGTCGGCCTCGGCGTACGCGCCGACGTATCT